ACGATTACATCGATATGAAAGTACAAGGGGGTGCTAATTACAAGCACCAGTTGTGGGACTATGATAACGATCATATCATGGTCGACCATTGGTGGGGCAGTTGTTTATACTTGGTAGAGCAGAAAGAAGTAGGACATCAGAAAAGGTTAATTTTCTTAAATTGTGTGAAGATCATTTATGGTCCTTTTGCATGGTTTTTAGAGGGTTATCGTTTGATTAAGAGGAAACTTACCTATGGAAACGTGACCTATATGAAAAGGTTGGATGGAGAAGACGATAAAACTAAAGTCGTCCACAATTTCGGTTACAAGAATTATCATACCTCAGTAGACGTAACGGATAAGGCTTTGATGACAGTTTTTGGCAGAATGAAATTATCTAACAAACCAAACATATCAGATGTGGAGAGGATCTTGAGATCTTACGATGAACGTGACGCTCAAACCTCTGCGGTGATATTGTTTGAAATTTTGCAAGATAGCAAATTTTGCCAGAACACTAACATGTTGACAAACCCTATCACAATGCTGCCCGAATCTTACCAGACGACAGCGCCTCTGGTACATGAGGTTGGTACAGAGAGACACCGGATTGTCACACCGCCATTGATGCTGGGTGCAGCAGCGCCCGTCAAATCATTGAATAATGACACAGCTTGTTTGCAAGGTCGCGTCATCGACGTTAAAAACAAAGTTGAGTCATACCCACCTTTCTTTTGGTTATGTATGGATGAATTTCTTAAGTTACTCATACCTGATGATCAGATGCGTTGCTTGTCACCATCAGATTTCGAAGCACAGTATGAACACTTTCATCGACCGACACAACGGTCTTTAATTGAACAATGCAAACATTTGATGTTCAATGATGAAAGCGTTGGAGTCAAAAGCTTTCAGAAATCCGAGTTCTATGGCAAGGTAACAGCACCTAGGAACATCAGTACACTCCCAATGGGCCACAACTTCCGATTGGGACAATATTGTCTTACCCTTAGTGAGAAAGTATTGAAACTGCAGGACTGGTATTGTTTTGGTAAACACCCAAGCGTTATCGAACAACGTATTTGTGACCTGACTATTGGCTTTGATACTCTCGAAGCCATAGACATAAACAAGTGCGATGGTTCCACCGGATATATAGCGCACTGTTTGAGTGTCGCCGTCTTTATGAGGGCATTCCACCAAGAGTACCATGCAGAGATACAGAGATTGCTCGCCAAAGAAGCCCACATTGCAGGTGTGACATCTAATGGTTTATATTATGAGTGTGATTTCAACACTCTATCTGGGTCATCGATAACTAGTTTAAGAAACAGCACATTGAACGCTTTCATAAACTACGTTTGCTTGCGCTTTAAGTACGATAGAGCTGCAGCATACATGTTATTAGGAGCCTATGGTGGAGATGATGGAGGTTCACGCGGTTGTACCGCCCAAGAGCTCATCAAAACATTCGCCAAATTCGGAATGTCCATTAAAACGCAAACTGTTCAGAAACATGAGGCTTTCCCGTTCCTCGGACGAATATACTTAGATCCCTGGACAACACAAGAATCCGTTTGCGACGTCAAGCGTCAAATTGTTAAGTTGCATGGCGTATGCGCGCCTAAGCACGTCCCAGTCGAAGTGGCTATCCATAGAAAAGTCAACGGTTTTGAAATCACCGACCGTAACACGCCGGTGATTAAAGAGTGGATAGACATGATACGTCGAGTGATTCCCAAACCTGATGAAAAAGAATTCGCTAAGTATAATGATGCTGCAGGGCGTCGTGACGCTAGTTATTGGTCGAAATTCGAAACTCCATTTTGCGAGTTGGTTTCCCATGAGCTAGCCGAGAAAGTAATAGCCGAAACATTAGACATCAGCGTAACGGAATTGTCCGACTTCAGATTGGAATTATCGATGGTTGCTAGCGTTAGCGAAATGACTAATTTGCACAAGTTCTTCAAAACTGCTATGAAAGTAGAAGTCACAGCGGCCATAAATGGCGAACTCCTAGAAGGAAAGAAAGAAGATCACCAACAGAAAGTGACCAACGCCGCTGACATGCCAGTGCCCACTATCGATCGGGTATTGCACAAGACTAGGAATGTCAAATCGAACAGTCGTAGTGTTTTCAATAATGCTCCCAACAGTAACGATTCCTTAGCCCAAAGGCGCAAACACGAACCTTTGAAACAGTGCAATTTCATCATGGAAGGCAGAACCTGTCCATGGGGCACTAAATGTAAATTCCCACACCCAGCAACGAAGCGAACCGCTTGGGTGAAACAGCAACAAACCACTCAGTAAATTTGAATATCGCTGTTCAACATTTTTCGTGGGTCTCGCCAACCCTGTCATATTTCATTTAAAGTACAACGAAAAATACAATGGTAAAAACAAAACAACCCACAAACAACAACGCAAAGCGCAAACGAAATCCAAGGAAGAGATTGAGTAACACGGTGGGAACTGGTAATATTGCAAAGGTGCAACGCCAGTTGAACACCGGCGCGCGCCCCCAAAGAGTTGGGAACCGGATATCCGAATATGCAAAATGTCGCTTGAGTCCTTTTACGGCTGCTGGCAATTCTTGCATACCCGATGGGTCCCCGGTTCGTCGTCTCACTAAGGACGTACGGATGTTTTACGACATCGTGATAGGTTCAAGCGGTGGTTTCATTATGGCCGTTATTCCCGAGATTCCTCGAGGAGTTATTTTCAAAGATTTAGCAGTATCTCCAGCTACCCCGGTTACAGTGACTGGTATACCCTTGTCTGGCAATAGACAAGGCCCAAACACCATAGGAGCATGGTTTGGACGCGTGTGGCCTGGATGGGCCGCAGGCAATTGGGGAGCTATTGTTCCGACCAATGAAAATAACCCAAACCCTTGGCATGCGGCTAAGGGTAGAATAATCACACAAGCCGTAAGGATGATGTACACCGGTAGAGCATTGGATTGTGCAGGCTCGATCACCATTTCAGAGAATGAAGTGGGAGTTGGAGATGCA